AAATTTATATATTTTTCCGTGATTGTCCGTAATAGATAAGCCACCACCCGGAAAGTAAGTATAGGTGCCTATTTTTGATATATCAGCGATTGGTAGGTAGAGATGATTTTCAGTATTTGAATTTGCAACACCAAACACTAAAAAAGAAGTGGCGGCTTTATTCCAACACAAAGCATTTTCGCTGATAGTAAGATCGCCATAACCCGTCATTACATAAGTGACTCGTGCAGTTATCGTTTCGTTCATAAACTCATCTCCCTTACTCGATTATACCAAGTGCTTTTACTTATACCAAGATTTTTGCAACAATCTACCACGGATAATTCTCCGTTTTTCTGTTTTTGCAGATACATTTCAAAATCGGGTACTTCAATGGCTCTTCTTCCGTCCGTTCTTTTACCGTGAGCCTTTGCTACCGCCTTGCCGGTCGCAAGTCGTTCGATAATTTGATCGTGTTCAAATTCAGCAAAAGCAAGAAGCATCGTTACCATTAGTTTTCCCATAGGGGTATTATCAGCACGACCCATATTTAGAATTTCGATTATTATACCCTTTTCGTGTAGTTGCTTAATCAAAGCAACGCCCTCGGCGGCACTGCGAGAAAACCTGTCTAACTTAGTAACGATTAGTGTATCCCCGTTTTGTATTTTGCTCAGTATTTTTGCAAGTTCGGGGCGGTCAGTCGTAGTGCCTGTATATGCTTCTGAATAAATTTCAGAACAACCTCGTTCGGTTAAGGCTTCGTGTTGGGCTTCAAGACTATTACCATCTTTCGCTTGACCTATTGAACTAACTCGTGCATAACCGTAAATCAATCAATTCACCCCTCGTCGGGAACAACACGATAACCAATCTTATTATACCATTTTTGATATTCGTCTAAGTATCTATGAAATCTCGGCATATCGTCTTTCCAAATAGATTTAAGTTTTGTCCGAAACTGTCTACAAGAAAGTTCGTTCTGCTGCAAGAACAATAGTCTTGTATCCTCGTCTCGGCTCTCTCTTGCTTCTTTCAAGAGCAATGATTTAATTGCGGTCTTATCTATCTTATCCAAGAAGTCCTTGTTATGTCTCTGCTTTTCGATAACTGCATTGACGAGTTCACTGTCTGAAATAAGAGAATAATAACCTTGTTTACGGATAGAAGGTAACACTTCGTGAGTTACCCAACGGCGAAACGGTTTTGCCTTATTAGAACGAGAACGAATAATAACTGTATATAACCCGGACTCGGTTATAAACCAAGTATCACCCTCCAACCTGCGTAAGTTGAATTTACGCACCTCGTCCTCGTCAAGGCTTTTTGCAACCATTCTCGGATTTGATAAGTCAAAGATTTTGCACACATCAATCAGAGCAAACCAAATTGTAACCCCATCCGTGATTGTTCTTACGGGTAAAGTCTCGTAATTAAACGCAAGTTGCAGTTCGTTCATTTTATATCCTCCTTGATAATATTGGGTAGTCGAGGTAGTCAATATCGGCTTTTCGTCAAGACTCTTGTTATATACGCGCATATATAAGAGAAGTTATACGGAAAAGCCTAAAATAACCTACCTAAACTACCTCCTATTCAACTTCGTAACCGCCTTTCGGGGTTGAAGTTTCTCTCGGAACGAGCATTATCTTGTAATCAAGAACTCGGAGCATTTCGGAAAGTTTAGCGATACTGATATTGTTTTGACTTAATCGTTCGCTAATGATATTCGGCTTACGGTTTAGTCGGTCTGCCATTTTGTTTACTCCAATATTCTGATCTTTCATAATTTCACGGACTGCTTCGACTGTTTTCATAAGCACCCTCCTTTTTGTTTACGGTTAGTATAGCACAGATATTTCTGTTTGTCAAGATATATCTGAAATATTTTTGCCTTTTTGTTTTTTCTCGGTGGGAAAAGCACCTACCCCCGCCCGCTGCGCCCACCGCAATCCCCCCCCACGGGTGCAGACCGCACCCGGCACGAACTGCGCCGGAAAGAGTGCAAAAACTCAACAGAAAACAAACGCAAAAAATAAATCAGAAATAACCGAATTATTTTTATAAAACCCCTTGACAAATTCAGATATAACTGATATAATGATAATGCAATCAGAAATAACTGAACGAAAGGAGCAAAACACAATGACAGTAAAAGAACTTGCCGCAACTATCGACCACAACAAAGCCGATCTATATCTTGATTTCAACGGGGATCAGATAATCTATTCCGCACCGCTTGCGTGCGCCGTTGATGATTTGATTATCGGCAAAATTGAAGCCGAACGGCAAAACTACATTATTGCATACATTAAACTGATACCCGCAAAAAAAGAGGGTTGACCGCATAGCCGACCAAAGCACACGGACAACCCAAAACAAACCAACCCACGCCGGGCGGCTGCTCCTCTATTATAGCACAACCCCGGCAAGAAATCAATAATTATATGGAGGAATAAACACAATGAAAAACAATGTACTGTATCTAGAGTGTCGGGGCTGCTACTTCTTCAAGGATGACAGCATCAACAATTTTTCTGATGTCGGTAATTATCGGGTAGGCGCATACAAACACAAAATTAAAGCGAAAAACGGAAAAACATATATTTTAGAGTTCACCCGCTATGACCGTAAAGAAATGCGATATACCGCATTACGGACGGGCAAGCCCTTAAAACATCCGAAATATGAAACGGTTTTGCCAAACGCTTTACACATTGATACCGAATTTGAAAAACAAGAGAAAGATGGTTATCTCTCATCATGGAGGGATGGCAAACTTGAAAAAGAGTTGCACGACAAAAAAACATATCTATTCACAAAAGCCGATATATTAAGAGCGGTAAACGATATTAGCGTTAAACAGTACAATAAAATTGTATTGTTATCAGATGAAAAACTTGTTGACCGTCTGCCGATGATTTACAAGTTAGGCGGCTACCGTGAAAGAACTATACTTGATAATCTTAGCGAAGTAAAAACAAAGCAATATACAAAAGAATATCAAGTATATACTTTCATTTCTGACAGTGGCGATACTTTCGACTATGAAGCACTCAGCGGCAGAATTACAGGATAAAACGAAATAAACATACATAGCCGCCCACCGTGGCGGCTAATCTTTTAGGAGGTTCAACAATGATAATTAAAGAAATAAGTACACAATCATTTGACGAGAACGGCGAACGCCCGTATTTATTCCGCAATAGTAAGGACTACCCGCCGAAAGTGTGGGAAAGAATTATAGAATACTTGAAAATAAATGCCGAAATGGGTTTATTAAAATATGAGGTGATCGAGCCGTGAAAGAATGGAACACACCCGGAGGAACTGCGCCCCAGCTCTATCTTGATATACTGCAACAACCGCATTTACTCATTGCAGGAAGCACGGGAAGCGGTAAAAGCGTACTAATTAACGGCATAATATACACGGCTTTATATAAAGCCCCGCCGCAACTGCAATTTATTTTAATCGACCCGAAACGGGTTGAATTATGCCAATATAAACCGCTCCCGCATTGCTTGCGGTACGCATCAGAGCCGGACGAGATCGCCGCCACGCTTGCCGCCGCTGCCGCCCTTATGGATGACCGTTACAAAGTATTACAGGCGCAAGGGCTGAAAGAATGGGGCAGCGGGCATATTTATATTATAATAGACGAGTTCGCCGACCTTATGACAATGCAGAAGCGGGAAACGCTCCCGCATTTGCAACGCCTTGCACAACTCGGACGGGCGGCGCACATTCATTTAATAGCCGCCACGCAACGACCAACAAAAGACATTGTAAACGGTCAAATTAAAGTAAATATGGATTCCCGTGTTGCTCTGCGTTGCCCAACGGCGCAGGACTCCCGAAATATTTTAGATGTCAAAGGTGCGGAAACGCTGCCCCGGTACGGCTTCGGGTACTACCTCACGCCGGAAACAATGCGCCCGCAGTTAGTCAAGATACCATACACAGACCCCGCCGAACTTGCAGCCCGTGTTAAGTGGTGGACAGATCAGAACAAACAACCCCGCCGCCGTTGGTGGGAAAGATAACACAAGCCCCGGAACGCTGCCGGGGCTTTTCTTTTGCTCTATCGCCGTAAAGCCGTTTATTTGCCTTTCTACGGCGTTTTATTGCTCAGGGGTATAAACATACTACCAACGCCACAAACGCCGCACAGAGAGCCACAGAGAGCCACACGGGACACATCCCGAAGAAAGGAACAAACCCCACCACAGGCAGCACCGCCGCCCGGATGGGGTTTCGTTGTTCATATTTTAGCCGGGGGTTTCAGCAGGGGCGGCGGGGCAATACCGCTATGCCGCATTATCTGAAAGCCCTTTGTGCGCCTTTGTGCGATTTTTTCAATCGTCAACAACACTGTCAATGTATCGCTCTTCGAGATCCTTTGTGTCCTTTGTGTCCCCAAGCGGATTGTTGGGAGTTAATACAACTTCCTGTTTGTCGGCATAGCCGAAATTGTTTTTCATAAGGAAGATGCCGGACACGGGGTTGATCTTGCCGTTCTGCATATAATCGACCATTTGAAGATCGAGAATTTTCATCGCTTTTTTTAGCGTGTCAGCCACCGCAGGATTTTTACCTTTTCGCCCCTCTCGGATTTCCCACAGATACCGTCTATCAATATCCATAGCAAGAGCCAATCCTGCAACACTCGGCTTCATATCGTCCTCGGCGCATATTGTGAAATAGTCCTTTATCCTTTGTGTCACTTCTTCAACACTCGTCAAGTTCAATTTCGGCAACTCAGCCAAGCGAAGCGAATGCAGAATATATTTCCGATTGTCTCCCGGCTCAG